AGTAGGACCTGTTACACCGCTTGCGCCTGTAGGTCCTGTTACACCCGTTACTCCACTTGCTCCAGTAGAACCTGTAACTCCACTAGCACCTGTAGGACCTGTTACACCTGTAACTCCCGAAGCTCCAGTAGGACCTGTTACTCCGCTAGCACCCGTGGGTCCTGTAACTCCCGTAACTCCACTAGCTCCCGTAGGTCCTGTAACTCCACTAGCGCCTGTAGGTCCTGTAACTCCTGTAACTCCACTCGCTCCAGTAGGACCTGTTACACCGCTTGCACCAGTAGGACCTGTTACACCTGTAACTCCACTCGCTCCAGTAGGACCTGTTACACCGCTTGCGCCTGTAGGTCCCGTTACACCCGTTACTCCACTTGCTCCAGTAGAACCTGTAACTCCACTAGCACCTGTAGGACCCGTTACACCTGTAACTCCTGAAGCTCCAGTAGGACCTGTTACACCTGTAACTCCCGAAGCTCCAGTAGGTCCTGTAACTCCCGAAGCACCAGTAGAACCAGCGGCTCCACTTGCACCTGTAGGTCCCGTTACACCAACAGCTCCTGAAGCACCGGTAGAACCAGCAGCTCCTGAAGCACCCGTAGGACCTTCTGGGCCAAGATCAGATACTCTTATAGAACCGGCCATAGATGAATGATTTTGACACACATAGTAAAGCTGAGGTGCGTCATAAGGAACTTCAAATATGATCGTTCCGACAGCTGCTCCGTTATTTGTTACACCGGTATTGTAGATGTTTCCCGAACTGTAAGCACCCGATACTGTTTGAATCCAAAAAGGATGTCCCGATGCATTTACGTTAAGTATGTACCTATGTCCGCGAATAAACGATAGAGTTGGATTAGTTGCTCCATTAATTGTGTATCCAGCAGAACTAGATGCTGTAACCGACAAGACGATTCCTCCCGAAGCTCCACTTGCTCCAGTAGGTCCTGTTACACCAGCAGCGCCTGAAGCTCCAGTAGGACCAGTTACACCTGTAACTCCTGAAGCACCAGTAGGTCCTGTTACACCTGAAGCACCCGTAGAACCAGCAGCGCCTGAAGCACCAGTAGGTCCGGTTACACCCGAAGCACCCGTGGGGCCTGTACTTCCGCCACCACTTGCACCCGAAGCCCCCGGAATACCGAATGTTCCCTCATATCTCCAATAGGTTGCAGTTACAACGGCACTTGTGCTTATAGACGTTGTACCAGGGGTATTTGTTGATGGCAAAAAAACAAGAACTCCAGCATCTTGATCCATAATATACGGCGGTGTTCCAGATGGAACCACTAATGTTCCGTCAATAAATACCGAAAACGCATATGACCCAGTAGTTGGATCGTAGTTGAACGGAATTTGTTGTGAAAGTATATTAGTTGATCTTACGTTACTCGCATTGGTTCCTAGCCAAAATGATATTCCGGGTTTTATAGTGTTTAATCTTACGTTTGTATATTTTACAATATGAGAGTAGGATCCCGTACCTACTTGACGAGTACCACCGTATGCATCAAATGATGTCGCTGTTTCTAAATCAGGAGCTACTGATGGAATTTCGTTTAATAAAAATTGGAAGTCGGGAAAAACAATGGAACGTGCAAAAACACGTTTTTCAGACAAAAAAGTTAATCCAGGGTTTGCATCAATAGATCCCAAATACTTTTTAGTTAATAACTCGACGGCATATGCCGTCTGCGGCTGATCGGCCATTTATTAGTTATGCAGAGTAGAGATTTGCCGATATACTCGCAAATTCAAAATCAATATTCATCGGAAGTATAATTCTACAGTAGATATATGTTTTAGCTGTAATTAGAGATGGTTGAGTAATGGCTGGTTTAAATGTATACGTTGTGGTACTACTAACTGTAGCGGTTACGGTTTGGAATAGACCGTATACATACGGACTCACTGCTTGAGTTGATGATTTATTATTATATGAACCTACAGTAGTACCGAGATTCATATTAATCCAATCGGATGTTAAATATGATGAATTATTATTAGGAATACGATTATCACCCGCTGTAATATTCTGCTCTTCAATTCTATAGTAGATTAAAAGAGGTATTTGCGGACTTGTTCCCGTAAAATACGCCGTAGCGTTTAGTGTATTAAATGCTAAAGAACTATTTTTTGCGGAATTAATTGAAAACTCTATATTGGTAAAATAAATCCCATTTCCTGTGTCAGCACCACCACGATCCACCTCCCAAGCAAAGGTTGCAATTCTGTAATCGGTCGATAAATAGGCAATACCAGAATAATTTGGATTTGCTGAATATGTGCTATAGTCACGATAATATGTTCCAGTACCACGCGTTCTAAATTTTCCGTCTGCTATTAGAAGGTCATCATTTCCAACTGCAGTTAATAGCGCAGTCTGATCATATGTTCTTTCTGCATATGAGATATCTGACGTGGACGTATAATAAATAGGGACGTATGTTGTTGTATTGTCAAGTGTTCCATTCGGAATGAGACGCCCAAGAACAAATGAATTGGAAGCTCCTACCTTTGGTAAAGAAGATGGAAGCGAAGCTAGAAGAGTTATGGACGGCTGATCGATAACTAACTTAACCGTACTTGTTGAAGCTGTGTCAAATGCGGTACCAGCCGACGTTACAATATTATACGCATTTCCGTTCATTGACACTGTTGCAACTGCGTAAGAATCAAGACTTTCCGTGTCGGAAACTGTGAATTTTACACTTCCAGCTGTTCCGCCATAATTAAATACTCCGGATGATACGGTATCGCCGGTTACATTAGCTATTCCAAGATTAGCATAATCTCCATTTATTGTACCAGCTGACAAATCCGCTAAAGTTATTCTATAACGAGCAATTATTGCCGGACAGAAATAATCACCCATATTTCCAAAAATTAAATTAATCGTAAAAGTACTAGCTAACCCGTATACGCTTAATCCCGATATAGTTGTTGGTGAATTTGTACCCAGAGTAATAAGAGCAGATGTTACTGTCGGTGCACCACTTATATCGTCATAATAGAACGTGTTTGAGAACGCGGATGATCCTGCAGTAGTTGTTATAGTGTAAAGACTGTTACTATTTTTGAAATTTGTAGTATTTGTAAGATCGATTGTAAATGAATTTGATCCTTGCAAATAAAATCCCTGACTCGGTGCGTCTGTAAACGCATCTGCAACAGTAACAGTTGGTGTAAGTAATGTTGTCGATCCAGATGTTACTGAAGCAGGAGAAACACCAAATCCATTAAATGTAATTGTAGGAAATGTTGGACTTCCGGCAAGAGCTGTACCTGTAATTGAATAAACAAGTGTGGATAAACTAGAGCTCGTCGAACCTCTGTTTGCCGTTGTATGAATAGGAGCTATAAATGTACCAGTTGATGGCCAACTTGTGTAGGTATTCAGAACCTTACTTGTTACAGTTGTACCGTTACTAACATTGACCACACTTGCATGATATCTTGAAGGCAGTACAAATGTTGTAGCAACTGGTGCGGTGGGATAATTTGTTAATGTAGTTGTCAATGTAACAGCAGGGGTAGATGTAAGTCCGTACCCATTCGTTGCCGTTAAACTAATCAAATAAATTGATCCAGGGTTAAATAAAACTACACTTTCACTATATGACGCAGTTGCCTGATTTGTTACTGTAATTGTACGCGGCCCAGTAGGTCCTGATGTTGCCCCTCCGTAACGATTTGATGTAGACTGTAATACATATGTATACTGATACGTTGATACCACTGCAGTTGTGTCGGAGGTATTTGAACTATTTGCATAAGTAGATTTATTAAAACTAACCGTTTGGTAAAATCTTCCTCCAGTTCCACTACTGGTACTAACTGCGGCGAGACTTGATGGATCTGTTGGGGGGCCTTGTGCAATATTAAATGTAATAGGACCTGTTGCACTCGTAAACGGGCCAGTAGCTGTGTTATAATTATTATAATAAATTCGAATAAGTCCAGCACTATCAATCATTGATGCAAACATGGTATCATAAATTTTGTACCCTGCGTATGTTGTCGCTCCAACAGTTACACCTGTAGGACCTGTAGTTGTTCCAGAAAAGGGCACCAGTTGTAAAAGAGTAATCGGCCCAGTAGCACCAATTTGATATACAAAATTTGAATTGGTTGTAGGTAATGTAACGGTTTGATTTGATAATGAATTATACGTAACACCTTCCAATTTTGCGGAAAAACTTGTAATTACTGGTAATAACCCTGAACTTATAAATCCTGCTTTAATTTGTGTAGGGTATTGCCAATATACATTAACATATTGCGATGAGTTAGTACTATCAATTGTAAGACCAAGTGGCGCAGGTGGGGGGTATAAGAAATTACTGGTATAAAATTCTATATCCGATGCTCCCGAAGCTCCAGTAGCTCCAGCACCGCCGCCTCCACCACCTCCAGAAGGACCTGTAGGACCCGTAGGACCTGGAGCACCACCTGGTCCTGCCAAAATAACATTCGTAGCAGTTGTCCAGGGAACAGTGGCAGCAGAATTTGTTCCTACCCACGATACCGTAAATCCAGTTGTTTCTACAGTAACAACCGTAACATAACCTGATGCTGTAGGACTCGCGTTAGATACAAAAAGTACAGCGCCTGCCGATACATACTGTGCCTGCCCCGATAAATTCACCACCATCAATTGCGAACTAGAACTGCTTACACTTCCAGATTCAGTAGGCGAAAATATTACATAGGAACCAGTAGCACCTGAAGCACCCGTAGGACCTGTTATACCAGCAGCACCTGAAGCACCCGTAGGTCCTGTTATACCAGCAGCACCTGAAGCACCCGTAGGTCCTGTAATTCCAGCAGCACCTGAAGCACCCGTAGGTCCTGTAATTCCAGCGGCTCCACTAGCGCCTGTAGCACCCTCAACGCCTGAAGCACCCGTAGGACCTGTTATACCAGCAGCGCCTGAAGCACCAGTAGGACCCGTTACTCCACTTGCACCTGTAGAACCGGCAGCGCCCGAAGCTCCAGTAGGACCGGTTACTCCACTTGCTCCACTAGGACCTGTAGCACCACCTGGACTACCTGTATCACCTTTAGGACCTGTAGCTCCCGTTGGACCATCTGGATCACCTTTAGGTCCCGTAGGACCCTCAACACCCGAAGCACCTGTAGGACCGGTTAGACCAGCAGCACCTGAAGCACCCGTAGAACCAGAGGCTCCGCTTGCACCCGTAGGTCCTGTAATTCCTGTAACTCCTGAAGCACCTGTAGGTCCCTCAACACCTGAAGCACCTGTAGGACCTGTTATACCAGCAGCGCCTGAAGCACCCGTAGGACCCGTTACACCGCTTGCACCTGTAGGTCCTGTAATTCCAGCGGCTCCACTTGCACCTGTAGGTCCCTCAACACCTGAAGCACCTGTAGGACCTGTTATACCAGCAGCACCCGAAGCTCCAGTAGGACCGGTTACTCCACTTGCTCCGGTGGGACCTGTAGCACCACCTGGACTACCTGTATCACCTTTAGGACCTGTAGCTCCCGTTGGACCATCCGGATCACCTTTAGGACCTGTAGGTCCAGTAGGACCCTCAACACCTGAAGCACCTGTAGGTCCAGTTATACCTGTAACCCCTGAAGCACCTGTAGGCCCAGTTAGACCCTCAACACCTGAAGCACCTGTAGAACCGGCAGCACCCGAAGCTCCAGTAGGACCTGTTACCCCGGAAGCTCCAGTAGGACCCGAAGGACCTGTAGCACCACCTGGACTACCCGCATCACCTTTAGGACCTGTAGGACCCTCAGCACCTGAAGCACCTGTAGGTCCAGTAACACCTGAAGCTCCCACGGCACCTGAAGCACCTGTGGAACCTCTTACACCCGTAGGTCCTGTAGGGCCAGAAGTTCCATTTTGTACAGCGCCTACACCTTGTGCTGTTGCTAAAGTTGTTACAACATATGATGATGTATGTTCTCTATAATAAAGATGTACAGTTGCAGTTCCGGTTATAGTAACGTATAATGTAATCCCGTATGTATTTGACTGATCTGGATCTATATCAAGAGTATAATTAGAAACAGGTATAATGTTTGTAACTAATCCTAATGTGGATGGTATCGGTATAGGAGATCCTTCTCCTGTACCAATAAGAGTATGTCCTGTTGTGTTTGTAAAAGGTTGAACTACTCCATATAATGTAGCAGTACCTCCTGTAGTAGTTTCGATATTTGCGTATATATTTATATTCCATAGTCCTCCAATAAGGTTTGGATATTCTATTAGAGAAGGATCAATAATAAATGGACCAACAGAATTTGTAAATGTTATAGGTTGATCTATTTGACCAATAATTACCGGAGCAGAGATTAATGCATAAGTATCTGCACCATTGGTATCAAAATAAAAAATTTTGCCAGCGCCTAGTCCAGGAGGTCCAGATGGTCCAGTAACACCAGTTACTCCTATAGCTCCCGAGGCTCCAGTGGCTCCTCCTAGTCCAGCAGCACCTGAAGCACCAACTGGTCCCGTTGCACCGCTTGCACCAACAGGACCAGTCTCCCCTTCAGGGCCAGGTTGTTTTGCGGGATCTCCTAGGTTACAGACTCCTCCGTCAGGAGTATATCGCACTAGCGACATTTATTTATACTTTAGCAATAAGGTATATTTAAACATATTGTTTTAAACTCTTTCAGGGGATTTCTTTGCTTTGAGTAAAGAGAAGAATGGTTAATGATACTATTTTTTTACTGGGGGGTGTAGTTCTTATTATAGTAGTTATTTTTGTAACACGATATCGCGTCGAACGCATGACTAACAAAGATTTAGTAAGTGCTCTCCAAACTCACGGAACTCCTGAAGTAAAAAAGAAAAAGAAGGACGAGCCGTCTGAATTAGAAATTTATGGTCCTAAAGCAGAAAAGGTAGTACCGCCAACTTCTCCTAACGGAAATAAGTCTAAAACAACTGATACATCTGGCACATATCCCGATATATATGGACCGGATATTCCAATAGTTCCCGGTACAAAGAACAAATCAATTCCAGGAAAGCATGCTTCAGATCAAGTAGATGATGAGACATACGATTTCAATCCGGATCTACAAAAGGCATTTCCCACGGAAGGTCCTCCTCAACCCTTTTTAACAGATTTCTCTAAGTTCCAGCATTAGAAGTAAGTATGTTCGGACTCCAAAACTTTCGAGGAAGTTGTTGGGTTAATGCTTGTTTACAAGGAATATTCCGAATTCCCGATGTACAAACCCGTTATGATAATGGTATTTTTGAAACAAATAATGTTCTGGACGAGTGCTTATGTAAAATTTGGAAAACAGGAGGCAAAGAAGGTCTAAAGGAATTCTTTCAGTCCGTAAAAACCCATCATATGCCTGCAGGAGATGGTATTGGTGATAGCCACGAGCTTCTTCAACACTTGTGTGATGAAATTCCTTTTTTGGATAAATTATGTAGGTTTAAAACTGCATCAATAATTCAGTGTAAATCATGTCCTGAAAATAATGTAAAGGAAGACAGTGTAATTGAATTTGATATTACTACAACAAAACTAGATACACCTATTCTAGAATGTATTCAAGATGCTGTTACACCGGTAAAAATTGAAGAATGGAAATGTGAAAAATGTAATAAATTAGGATGTACTAAAAATTATTTAATTGGATCATTTCCTCGTGTAATGATATTTCACGTTAGATCAATTAATGGATCAGTTGGATATTCAAGCATTCTTGTTCTGAATAAAAACAAATATGCACTTATCGGAATTGTTTGTTATAATGGTTCACATTGGTGGACATACGGCAGAAATATACCACCCGGTTCCCCTTGGTGTAAGATAGATGATCAACATGTTCAAAACTATGGCCCTAAACAGTTTCCCGTGTCAACTGCTATGAGAATGTTAATTTATTATCGGCTAGAAGAATAATGTTGCCGTATCCGACAATCTTAGCAATCACAATCGTGGGAGTTGTAATGTCATGTATATTCGTATTTATAGGTACGGGTAGTATCATATCAGTTCTTGTAGTTATGGGACTTGCAGCTCTTCTGTTTTACCTTCTTCAAAAGTTTGGAGTATTTACAGTTGATTTTTCTAAGAATGGTCTAGATCTTGGATTTCACGAAACAGCTGCTGGACCTGCGCCGGCATCTAAAACGGCTACAATGAAGCCGATTGAAAAGAAAGAAGTTTTTTACGTAAGTGGTAACAACTATACATATGATGAAGCTCCTGCTCTTTGTGCAGCGTACGAGTCCGAGCTTGCATCGTATGACCAAATAATGGAAGCGTTCTCGGGTGGTGCTGAATGGTGTGGTTATGGTTGGACTCAGGGTGGAATGGCTCTATATCCGACACAACAGGCCACATGGGAAGCTTTACAACAAGAAACGGATCAATCAAAACGTACAGGATGTGGTCGTCCTGGTGTAAATGGTGGTTACTTTGATCCTGCTACAAAGTTTGGTGTCAATTGTTATGGTGTGAAACCTGGTAACAAGGATGTAAAGTTACCTCTACCCTTACCCGGCACAGATACCACTGCATTTAACAATATGGTTAATAAGTTCCGGTCGATGATTGGTAAGATATCACTATCGCCTTTTAATCGCGATGCTTGGTCTGAGCTGAAAGTTTCTGTTCCCAAGACAAATGAGCACACACAATTACCCACTGGACACACCGGTAAATAGACCGATTTTTGTTCCAGGTGATGAAGAGACGGGATTTGCTCCGGTTATAAACCCACCCCCATCGTCACAGCAAGACCAAACTCACCGAAATTTAACATGGTTGCACCACAAACCGCAGAACCATGCTATTTTTCCAATAGCTACAGAACCGGTGAAGATAGGAAAGAAAAAGTAAATGTGAAATACAAAGATGATTGAAGTTGCACTTTTACTAGGACTTGGTGCTGTTGGATACGCACTTGCTGTACAGCAGCCGAGCGTAGGTGAAGATGGAAAACAGCGTGAAGACTTTAGAAATTCCGACCCTCGCCCCACAGAAAGTCATTCTGACAACGTAATTCACTCCCAAAACCAGCAGGGTCATAGTAACGAGGTACCTTTCTTTGGAGCCGCACTAAAGCAGAGTACGTACTCGGGAGGTACAGATACTCTTCTAGATCATCACACGGGAGCTGGCAAGGAGTACTTTCAGAAGAGCGAAACAAAGTCATTCTATGATGCTAAACCTGCAACTGGTAATCCGTTTGGCAATCCCAACGAGTCAGACTTCATGCAGTCTCGCATGGTTTCCGGCCAGAACATGAAGAATATATTCCCCGTTGAACAAGTTCGCGTTGGTCCTGGTGCAAACGATGGCTATACCAATTTAGGTAAGGGTGGCTTTCAACAAGATCAACTCCGTGAGTATGAGCTTCCCAAAACAACAGATGAACTTCGTATAGATACTCGCCCGAAGTTATCATACACTCAGGAGCCTGTACCTGGTGTTTCTCAAATTACGCAACCTGGTATTCAAGCTGACGTAAATAAGAATAAGCCCGATCGGTTTGTTCTATATGGAATGGATCGTGTGAATACAGCTGTAGGTGCCCAAACTGCTCCGCGTAACTACCCAGAACAACCCATGAAAGAGACATCTCGTGCTTCAACAAGTGTAGCGTACAATGGCATTTCGGGAGGCAACGCTATATTTTCATCCTACATTCGTGCATTCACAGAGCCCTATCAGGAATTCATGAAGTTAACAACTGAGGGACGTCCTGGACCCGCTGGTGCTCAGGGTACTGGTTTCTCAATGGGCGCCGATAGCTACTCAATCCAGACCAAGAAGGATGAGTCTGTTCTTTCAGATGCCACTCGTATCAATCCTCCGATCCAGCGCGTAAACGCTCACGCTGACAGTCTTGGTTCTTTCCGTTACAACGAGCCTCTACAGCAGGATATTCATGTAGATCGTAATCACCCGTCAATCTTAGATGCTCACAAGAACAATCCGTATACACAGAAGCTAACCTCCTTTTAAATAATGGAGGCAATTCGCGAACAATTAGTCTATAAAGAAGGAAAAGTAATAATTTGTATGAAAGAGCTAAAACCTGTAGAGCAATATGAAGTAATCCGTCTTTTGCTGGCAACTCGCACAAAAGACGTTTTAGTTTGTAGTCACGATTCCACAAATGAATATATTAATAAATTGATTCAAAAACTTAATTTAGATACGTCGGTATGTACGACGCAGTCCACGAAGATGATTGCGTAACGTTTGGTTATAACCACCGGGCTGCGGTCTTCCTTTATTCTTATTTTTATCTTTCTTATTATTTTTTCTAATTTGTAAATTTGTCCATAGCTGGTTAATCATTGCATCTATGCTTGAATAATATGGTGAAACATTAAAATTATTTGTTGCTTTATATGTAGATATTATTGATGGTAGATCATTAGCTGAAGCTGGTCCAAGTAATGTTTTTAAGTCATTCCACTGGGCGTCTGTCATACTATCAGGTTTTTTAAGATCGCCTTTATTTTTTTCATCCTCCTTTAGTTTCTCATACTCTTTTGCAAGACCAGCATCTCGTTCTCTTAACAAATCTTCAAGCTCTTTTATTTTTCTTGCTTGAGCTACCTTTTCTAGTTTTTCTCTAAACCTTTTCTCGGCTTCGTCTGATATTGCTTTCTTTTCTTTAACCTGTTCTTGTAATTTTTCTAGAAGTTCGATACGCTTATCCTTCTCCCTACTTTCTTGCATCATCTTCATTTCTTTAGCAACATCTGTTCCTTTGACAAACTTTTTAGCACTTTTTACTATTTCACCTTCTTTATACTCTCCTCGTACAATACCTTGTTCTCTATCTTCTTCGTTTCGTTTATTAATAACTCCTTGAATTTCTCGCAATAATGATATTGTGCTCACTCTATCTATCTCCGTAGATCTATTTAATGTACCTTTAGCGTTGTCATTGTCGCTCTTAACTCCTCTTCTATTTCGTATTGTCAATTCATATTTGGCGGGCGACTTAGTTGAACCTGGAGCGATTAACACAGGCTCTGTAAGTATCTCTGTAGTAATATTATTATATATCTCTTTAGAACGATCAGTTTTAATTATTACTCCGGGTTTAATAACTTTTATAACTTTTTTATCGCCGTCAATAGTCAATTTTTGCATATCGTTTGATGAGTCAGAAAACTTTGTAATATTTATATCACCTAAACTGCTTAAGGATGATATACTTTCAATTATAATTTCACCGACAAAAAGCGTAGGAAGTTGTAAAGCATTAGTGTCTATAGTACCATATACCTTTTCAAGTTGAAGAACTTGTGATATAGTCGGTTTTGGAAGAGTTACCTGATTAACGTCGACTAACATGGTAATTAACTTAATATTTTGGTCTACTTTGCTGGCATTAGATAAGGATCTGATTGCATTAAAATCAATTATACGCACTAAACTATTTTTAACTTTAATTTTATTTCGAACCATCAGTGCCAAAACACCAACAAGCTGTTCTGGCTTAATTTGTGGGTACTTCTTTTGAAAATCGATTATATCCTTATTTGTTAATCTATTTGGAGTTCTTTCTTTTAGCCAGTTGATGATATATGAAAGTATTATATAAATTTTATCATAATCTTTATTACCTAATGTAAAGTCATAAAGCACAACAAGAACATTTTTAAAGAGAAAAAAATCAAAAATTGGTTCAGTTTCAAAGTAATCTACAATATTATCAAATATTATTGCATCTCTAGCCTTATCAGTTATTTTCTTAATACTTTTATTTAATACGTACATATTCGGAATTAATGGTGTCTCTTTTTCAAATACAGATTTATTAATACGTATTTTTAGATTTTCGTTAACATTTAGTTCGGCCAGAATATCAATAAATTGTTTAATAGTCATCAAATCTGGAACAAGTTTTTGAATATCTTTTTCGGTTACATTAGATCTTTTTGCCAATGAACGTATCCAAGATCGCACTGCAATTATTTTTGACTGTCTGTCGCTTTCAGCTTCTTTAATTAATTCACCATATGCAGTTGAATCTAAATTTCCTATAGCTCTATGAAATACGGTAATTATTTCTCTAGTATTTTTGTATACATTTTCTGTTAATAGAGATTTTTCGTTATCAAATGGACCATTTTCAATAATAAATTTAAGTGCATCACTAATATTAGTAGGACCTGCAGTTGGAATAAATGAAATATTTGCAGAATTAAATAATTTTACTCTTTCATTTATATCTTTTGCATTTTGTTTGATTACATCATTATTGTTTTGTAATAATTTGATTGCATAAATAATATCAAACCCTGCATAATCTTTCATAGTTCCGCCACGTTGTCCACCTCCTGAAAGAGTATCGAGAGTAGGATCTTTATTTATGAACAGTTCGATTGAATCGAATGCTATAGGCGGATATGCGATCGGGTTGAATTCTCGTAAAGCAGAGTAAGATGTCAAAAAATCTTTTGGTTTTATTGGGTTTGTTTTATTGTTAAAAAAGTTCTTATTGATGATATCTTTCCCTAAATTGTATTGGACAAAATCTTTATATTTGACTATTAAAGCATTGGTGCTTGCTTTAAATTTTTCCGTGACTTGTTCTGTAGCAGTCGGACCAAACGGATTGGGAGGCGGTGGAGGCGGTGGAGGCGGTGGAGGCGGTGGAGGCGGACGATCAAATGGATTATCTTCGTCAGGCGGTGGAGGCGGTGGAGGCGGTGGAGGCGGTGGAGGTGGTGGAGGTGGTGGAGGTGGTGGAGGCGGTGGAGGCCCATCGTAACCATTTAGAGTATTTAAAAATCGTGCTATTCGATTAATTCTCGCAGTATCTATAGCGCTAATACCTCCATTACGGTCTGGATGGCAAGCCTGTATTATTCTTATAATTCTTACACTAACTCCATCAATTATTATAGTCTTATCGTCTGGATTAAGTTGATATTGGTTAAGTCCATGGGTTAGGGTATCTCTTTCATTATGATCTTCGCCAAAAAAGGGATCGTTATATAACAGCGGATATCCATTTAGACAATTGTTAACTGCAGGCGGCGGTGGAGGCGGTGGAGGCGGTGGAGGCGGCTCTTCTCTAATGGCATTTGGGTCTCCCTTCTCTTTTTCTAACCGAATAAATTCATCAATAAAAACTTGCAATTGCTTATCTCGTCTAAAGCTCAAACGATAAAGTTCTGTCTTTCTTCCACGTTCATCTTCGTTTGAACTGTTTTTGTAAATATATTCACAAAACGCTGCACGATTTTCTTCAGGAACTTCTTCCTTAATAGAATTAGGAACGCATGTGCGTGTAGTAAATGACATAGTAAATTGCTTTTTATTTACATCTTTACCTTCAAAGAGTTCAATCGCCAATGTAAGGGCTTTGTAGTTACGATCTCCGTCTTTAAATACTCTGTTAAGCGCTTGATCTATCAGAATTTTTTGAGAAGGAGTGGGAAGAATGGGCGTAATACGTGGATTGGGGGGAGGAATATAACCGTCTTCGTCTTCGTCAGGCGGTGGAGGCGGTGGAGGCGGTGGAGGCTCAACAGGTCCATCGGAGGCTCTTTTAAACGTATATTGTTTTGTGTCTTCGTTATACGTTGCGGTATTTACAGTAATTTGATACGCTTTTATTTGTTCTATAAATTGAGACACCGTGCTGATTGAAGTACATGTTTGGTTACGGCCTATTGTTACAGATCCAACTAAAATAAATTTATTACCATTTTCAATTCCAACTGGATTACCAGAATCACCTGGACTTATTACAGGGTCTGAACATATTCCTCGGATATACTTTCTAAAATCAGGATATAGTGCTACATCTGCAATTCCATTTCGTTCTATATCCTCTTCGGTAAACGCCTTATCAGTAATTTTTGCAGTTGTATTATCCCACTTTCTACCAGTAGTTATACTGTAAAATTTTAAAACTGTGTCTTGAGGTAAGTCTTTGGGATTTTCAAGTAAAAAGATATTGTCTGTGTTTTTAGTTGTACCAACAGCAATAAGAGAAGCATCTTTATAAGCTGTATCGGCAGTAAACCCTAGGCTGTATACGCTAGTTACTTTCGCTTTTGTGTTATCATTGTAAGTAACAGACGTGGGATCTGTACTACCTCGTTCAAAATTTTTAATACAATGTCCGGCCGAAAGTATAATTCCCTCAGTGCCTTTATTTCCAATATGCATTCCACCACAATTATGGTCTGTTTTGATAGATAGACTCTTATAATCAACCCCAATAGGTTCTACGGGAGAAAGAGGTCCTGAAGGTGCGTTTTCAGCTTCTGATCGTTCAGCATCGTATTTAGCCTTTTTAGCAGCTTCAGCAGCGTCGTATTCTGCCTTTTTAGCAGCTCGAGCAGCATCGTATTTAGCTTGGGCTTCTTTTGCAATTTTTAATTCTTTTTCCCATCCATTTATTCTTTTTTGTATGTTAGCAGATTCAATTTGCCATCCTTTTTGTTTCTTTGCTATAATACCGTCTATTCTTACTTTAGCTGCATCTATAGCAGCTTGTAAGGATTTAACAGTATTTTTGACACCACCTTCTTGAGACGTAACTTCCGAATTTTTTACTAATAAATTAATGTCTTCGCCTTCATCTTCAATTGGATAAATTTGAGATGCCATGTAGGCGGAACCCATTGATGCAAGACTACCTGCAACAAATGAGATTCCATAGACTGCGCCCAGTGTTCCCATAGGATTCCTCTTGTATGTAGCAAAGATGTTTCATTTGGTACAAGACAACGTAGAACGTGTTCAAAATAACTTGTTGTCTGTAAAATCATTTCGTGATTCTCTATTTTCCTGGTGGTGGAATGTTAGCTTGCTAGTTTTAGTTATTGGATCTTTTGGATTCTTTTTGTACAGCAGTCATGGAACAGCTCCCGAAGAGCCAAAGAAGATACCCTTTACTGCAAATCCATGGCTAAACGCCGTGAGAAATGTTCCAACTAATGATTATGGACAGTCTCCTCAAATTGAAACTGGATCTGGTGTACAAGGGCGTATCGATCGAACAAGCGCGTCAACGTTTTGAGTTGCTTAAATCGGAGCCCCCAAAAGAACGGAATGTTCCTGTAGTTACCAAACGTCGTAAGATAAGAATTCCTGTAACAGAAGATAAATGAAGTCATCCGCAGCGTATACAAACGGAATAAGAGTAAAGGCAGAAGCTACACTCTTAAAAGTTGAGTTTCCAGGTAGAATAGCGGTTAACCGAAACCCTATTCAGGCAGCAACAGGTTGTCCTCCTGTATTATTTGATCAAATTACATACACATCTATTGCAAAGTGTTTGAAACCTCGTGTGGGAGGGTTACAGTGTCAAAATTAGAGTTCACGAAGGCTTTCATATAAGTTCATATTCAATATCTGTTTCAGTTCAAGTGTGAATGAAAAATCAGCTCCCTGAAGATTCAGTATATTTCCATATGCATCATAAAGTGTGATAGCAATTTTAGTTATATCTTTTGGTTGTTGAAAGAAGTACTCTTTCACAGTTGTGTTTGTCGTATCACTGTCATATACAATTGTGTATTTTACAGCAGGAACCATAATTTTTGCAAATGCATAAAAGTGTGCATTATTAAAATCACGGTGAACAATTACGTTCCAATCATTTAATGCAATATAAATATAATTGTTTGATAAAATAACAGGAATATTTTCAGCCGCTAATCGGTAATCAGTTGTTAACGGAGGTCCGGTGCTCGACAGTCCATACGTAGCGACTAAACCTGCTGTAGTATTTCCATATAATGATGAAGAAATTTCTCCTGTTTGGCTTGGGCTATTTGTATAATCTATTTGACTAAACCCTAAAAAATAACCAAGGCCATTTCCACTAGGATGTATACTTCTGGGAAATTTAAATGTAAATTGTGTTGGATTCGAAAAAATCATTTTCCCTTTTAAAGTGCTATACGTAACTTTAAATGACTGAAATACAGTATTAACAACACCATTTGGATTTACTGAATTTTGTATTGCATATTGAACAGCCGAAGCAAAATTAGTAAATGTATCATAATTTCCATCGGGAATACGTACATTATAGATAGCACCACTGTTGGGACTGCTTAAATCAATAATTGTCATTGTGGTGTTATTATACAATGCCGTATCAAACTCATAAAATGTATTAGGAAATTCAATTGACGTAAGGGCAACCGAGTATACATTTTTTATGGTACGTGGAAGTGTAAATATAAAATTAGATGACTGTGATGAACTGAACGAATCTGTAGGTGTTGTTCCAGCTAAAGTCCCCCCTAGTATTAAATTACCTGATTCATCTAGAGATGTATTTGCTGCGGGGGTTGGGAATAATTGAGCGAGAATTGTGTTTGTTTGATTTGTTAGTTTAGTATAATCGCGAAATCGACTATCAATATTAAATGAATAAATTTGAATATCTTTTTCGTATCGTATACTATTTTTGCCCTTGTCAGTGAATTGTGCTGGTTTAGGAATTGTTTCTGGATGTCCACGATTTCCAGCAAATTTTTTAAATGCATCCTGATCAGCTACTTCACTTATATCGTAGTCGCGTTCTTGGTGACCGTCGATATCAGGTTCCTCCTCTTCTTCTGTAAAATCTTCTTGTAAATTTTCAGTTTCTCGATAAGTCTCTGCTAATAATTCTTGATATGATTGACTTGCCATTATTCTTGTATGTGCAAAAATGTGAAAGTCTTTATTTAACTATAAATTAAGAATGCTATCGGCAAGTGAATATCTTGCATTTTCAAAACTTGTTACATGCCCGGGTCCAAGCGGTAGTAGTGGTGCTCCTGGTTCTCCTGGTGCTTCTGGCGTTAGTGGTCCTACGGGTCCTACGGGTCCTACGGGTGTTTCTGGTGCCACAGGTCCTGCAGCTTCTACAGGTCCAACAGGTCCTGCAGGAATCTCCTCAGCTCCTTCAGGAAGTATACTTATATTCGCAGGAACCACTGCCCCCACTGGGTGGCTTTTGTGCGATGGTAGTGCCGTTACCAGAACAAGATATTCGGTATTATTTGGAGTTATTGGAACAACATTTGGAGCCGGTGATACCACAACTACATTTAACGTTCCCGATTTAAGACAAAAAACAGTTGTTGGTGTTGGTACAAATACGACAAATAATTATGCGCTTGGCGGTACTGGAGGAGAAGAAAACCACACATTAACTGTTAATGAAATACCTGCACACACACATACAATTGATGATCCGGGTCACAGTCATGCTCTTATAAACGCTGCTGCAAATGATCAGAATAATGACGGAACTGCCGGTATTAATAGGTTATCTAGTATAAAAAGTACAGTTGCTACTACTGTTTCAGCAGTTACAAACATAACCATAAATAACGCCGGCGGCGGAGCGGCTCACAATAATATGCAACCATATTTAGCTCTCAATTATATCATTAAAATTTAAGCTTCTTCAAATCAGAAAGCCATAACTGTTTGGGAGTCGTTCCTTCTAGTTCACTAATTTGTTTCTTAAGTTCAGCAAGTTCCTTCTCGTGCTTAGTTGCATTTGTTAGGGTCAATGAAGCAATAGGAA